TAGACCTTACTCTTACTTCAACCTACAAAACTTACATAATTGTATTGTCGGCTGTTGGTGGAACGATTGGAAGTTTCCTTATGCGGTTATCCACAGATGGAGGGTCCAGTTTCGATGATGGGGATAACTATCGTTCTTTTCGTGGATATAACTATTCGCAAGATACTGCTTCCCGCGAAGACGGTGACGGAGGGGGCGGGGCCCCATCAATGAAACTGGGTGTTATTGAGACTGGAACTGATAACTCATTTTCTGGGATTTTGTACATTGCTGGGCATCAACAAACTGATGACACTTGCACTATATTTGGGCGATATGTTGGCGGACGTACTGACCAATCGTGGCAAGGCGGTTGGTTCTTTGGTGGTTATGAGCCTACAACAAATGTAGACGCTATTCGTTTATATCCTAGTACTACCAGTTTTACTCACGGTCGAATAAGCCTATTTGGGTTAACAACCGCTTGATAAAGGGTAATTAAAAATGGGAAGATTTCGTAGTGTTGATGGAGTTCGGGTTGAATTTACCGCTGAAGAAGAGATTGCTCGTGATGCAGAGGAAGCAACGTGGGTAGCAGGGGCGGTAGATAGAGCATGGGCTACACTACGAGAGGAACGTAATGCTCATTTAACTGGAACAGATTGGACTCAAGTGCCTGACGCTCCTTCTGCTGGTAAAACAGCGTGGGCTACTTATCGCCAAGCACTGCGTGATCTTCCCGCTAATACTTCAGACCCAGCTAATCCAACTTGGCCTGCAAAACCGGAATAGCCTGTGCGTAACGTAATAATTTTCCTAGCCTCTCTAGCAGTAGCCAGCATAGCATGTAACACTGCCCTGAGCGCTGGCTCTGCTAAGCAGCACGGGGCTATGCCTATACCAGGCGGTCCTGCGTCAGTTTACTGCATACGAACAACTGAGGAACTAGAAGTACAGATCAGGCAAAAGGGCTTGAGTTTCCTGTTCAGCGGTATAACAAGAGCAGGCGTACCTCTCTGGTTCTATAGGAACGAGAAAGGCTTCACCGTATTCTACCGCACGCCCACTCAACAATATTGCACAACTCCGAACTTCTACGGAGACATCATAGAAACAGCCATCGAGGGTGACCCCACATGACCGTAGAATCTGCAACATATGTAAGCCAACTGAACCCATCGTACCCAGCTGCTGGCGATAACATTTCCGAGGGCGATGATCACATAAGATTGGTTAAGACGGTTCTGCAAGCGCAGTTCCCCAGCCTAGCAACCACAGCGGTTACCCAGAGTAGCACTCAGATGAATAAGCTAGGCTTTGAAACCGGCATAATTATCATGTTTGGCTCTGATACCGCCCCAACCACCGAAACTATAAGCGGTGTAAAAGACTGGCTATTGTGCGACGGTTCAGCCTATAGCACCTCAACATACTCTGCTCTTTACGCAGTCGTAGGAACAGTATTTGGAACTTCTGGAAGTGACTTCTTAGTACCAGACTATAGAACATATTTCCCTGTAGGGGTTGGTTCAGGATTTTCTCTAGGAACTGCAGTAAGCGCCAGTGCTGCATCCGGTTCTGCTGTACTCAAGGCGCAACCCATCAACTTCTTAATCAAAACCTAGAAAGGACGAACTATGAAATATAGCGGAAAGAATCCTGCAAAATCTGTAGGTGATAGAAAATTTCCTCACGGTGGTGGTGGTGACTTTAAGTTTCCCACCGTTAAACCTCACGGTAATCGCTTCTACAAAGGCGATATCATGGGAAATAGCAAGGGCTAATGAACACGAAAGAGCGTGCCGTTCAAGCTAATATTATTCTAACCAACGAAGTATTCTTAGAAATGCTTGCAAACTTGGAGAATAGTATTATCAGCGAATGGAAATTAGCCGAATCACCCACAGAACGAGAATCTTGTTGGCTTAAACTAGGAGCACTACGTTCTATTACAGAAGACTTGAATGCCCTAGTCCAAAGCGACAAGATAGAAAATCCTTAACGAACAACGAGGGTAAAACGATGAGTGATGGTAAGACCAATCCGGTAACGGAAGTCGATACACCACAGCTTAGTATGCTTGATGTCTTGATTGGAAGTGACCCTAAAGAAGACACTAATCCAGAACAAACATCAGTGGAAGCGTCTGAAGACGAAGCCGAAACCGAAGTTGAAGAACTTTCAGCGGAAGCAGAGTCGGAAGAAGTTTCTGATAACGAGGTAGAAGAAGAGGAAGTTGTCGAAGAAACCCCAAGTTCATACACCGTCAAGGTCGATGGTGACGAATTTGAGGTCAGTCTCGACGAACTCCGAAACGGATATCAAAGACAATCGGACTACACGAGAAAGTCCCAGTCACTAGCCGAACAGAGGAAAGCCTACGAGTCAAACCTGTCTGCTGTTCAGCAGGAAAGATCGCAGTACGCCCAGGTCTTGGAAAATGCGTCCCAGTTTCAAAACATGGAATTAGAGAAGTACAATCAAGTTGATTGGAAAGAATTAAAAGACTCTGATCCTATGGAATACATGGAAAAACGCATGGAGTTCCAAGATGCTAAGGATAAGATGCAACAGGTAGAGCACGAGCGTCATCGTGTTCAGCAACAGCAGCAAGCGGAATATGCCCAGCATATAAAAAAGCATGTTGCTGATGAATCTGATAAACTTAAACAAGCAATGCCTGAGTACGCCGATCCTGCGATGCAAGCCCAACTTAGAGAATATGCTATGAAAGATTTAGGCTTCTCTAAGGAGGACGTGGACGGTATAACAGATCATCGCGTAGTATTGGTACTCTACAAGTCAATGCTGCAAGACAAGGCTGCCAGGGGAACCTCTAAGAAGGCTACTAAAAATGTTCCAAAAGTTGTTAAGTCTGGAACACCTGAGTCTAAAACTCAAAAAACTCGTAAAGCTTCGCAAGCGAAACGAGATAGGCTCAAAAAGACTGGTCATGCTCGCGACGCCGCAAATGTCTTTCTGGACTTTGTGTAACTCTAATATAGGGAGAGCCAATCATGGCGCAACCAACAGGTATTTACGTCACCTATACAGCTAAGGGTGAACGTGAAGATTTGGAGAATGTCATATACGATATTTCTCCAACCGATACCCCGTTTATGACAATGGGTGGTCGGACTGATGCGATTGCTGTAAACCACGAGTGGCAGACCGATGCTTTGGCTGCTGCTGTTGCTACTAACTACAACGAAGAAGGTGCGACACTTACTGCCTCTACACCTGCCGCTACGACCCGGCTTGGCAATATTTGTCAGATCAGCTTGAAAACCACAATCGTTTCTGGAACTTTGGATGCCGTATCGCTGGCTGGACGTAAGGAAGAACTAGCGTACCAGATGTCTAAACGCGCCAAGGAACTGAAGCGTGATATGGAAACTACCCTGGTAGGCGAAAATAGCGGCAAAACCGCTATGTCGGGTATCACTACCGTTCGTAAGATGGGTTCGCTTCCTGCGTGGGTTTCTACTAATGTAAGCCAGACTGGTTCAGGTGCTGGCGCAGGCGCTGGTCGTACCGATGGTTCTACACGAGCCTTTACCGAAACTCTAATGAAGGCCGTGATTCTACTTTGCTATCAGGCGGGTGCAGATACTAAGTACCTGATGATGAAGCCGAGCCAGAAGTCTACGTTCTCTAGCTTTGTAGGCGTAGGTGGAGCAAGTGGTGTTTCCAACTGGACCGATGCTGCCGATCTACGTATAATCGGCGGTATGGATATTTACGTATCCGACTTCGGTGAAATGGCTGTAGTTCCTAACCGTTTCCAACGGGCTAGAGACGTATGGCTCCTCGATCCTGACTACTACAAGCTCGCTTACTTGCGTCCGTTCACGCAAAGGGAAGTCGCTAGTACTTCTGACGGCGAACAACGTGCTATCATCGTTGAGTACACCTTGCAGGTGGACAACGAGCTAGCGCTTGGAGCAGTCTACGATCTAGCCTAGCTACTAGCTAGATCACGCTCAACTGGGAGGGGTCTATTAGGCTCCTCCCACACTGAGGGGGAAGTAAGTGGGTGCTTTTTATACAGGAGTATTGGGAACAACTTGCAGTTGCAGGACTTGCTATACTAGCTATAGTAAGAATGAAATTTGAACTTGACAGTCTTAAAAAAGACGTTTCTGATTTACGTTCGCGAAATACGTTTATAGACGTTGTAAAACTAAAGGCAGAGATGGAAGTTGCTAACAGAAATATCACATCCCTTTGGGACAAATACAACTCTATAAACGGAAAAGATAAGAGGTAGCCCTATGAAAGATAAAGAGCCTATCAATAGATCATTTAGTTACGACCACACGGAAGACAAGGCGGTCATACACTCTGTTCAAGATGTAGAGCCTCTCTTGGATTTAAACAAGAGGGAGCAAACCGGCGATTCTATGTATGGCGTAGGTGGCGGTGAGCTAGGTATGCGTAAGGTAGCCAGCATCCCTCTTATTATCATCGAAAAGTGGAAAGCAGAACTGGGCGTCGATGTGATGAACAAAGACCACATGCCCAAGGTAAAGCAGCTTTTAAACGACCCAGAGTATGCGTTTCTACGCACACATAATAGCAGGATTTAGCAGTGGCTTTAGGTACATATACAGATTTGAAAACCAGTGTTGCTAATTACCTGGAAAGGGAAGATTTAACAGCTACCATTCCAGATTTTATAACGCTGACCGAAAACAGGCTCAATCGAGACATACGAGCAAGAGTTAATATGATACGAGCCACCACTACCACCACTGCTAGCACTGCTTTTTACGACCTACCAGCGGATTTAATAGAACTGCGCAACATTACATACAACACCACCAGCGATAGCCACGCTCTCAGCTATCTATCTCCAGAAGAAGGTACTCGCGAATTTGGAGCATATCCAACTGGTCGCCCTAGAGCTTACACCAATCTTGGTAAAAATATTAAAATATACCCAACTCCAGACGGTGAGTATACGATAGGCATCAACTATTTTCAAAAACTAACCGCCTTATCTTCCACCAACGAAACAAACAATATACTCACCGAATTTCCAGAACTATACTTATTCGGCTCGTGCAAAGAGGGCGCTGTCTATTTAAACGACACGGAGCAACTGGCGAGGTTCGACACTCTGTATAACAACGCCTTAACTAGTATTAAAGGTGCCGAAGACTCGGCCAGGTACAGCGGTACAGTAATGACTATGCGAGTACAGGGCGACCCTGGTAGTTTAATTCGCAGAGGTGCTTGAGCGTGGCAGATACTAACTGGGTTCAAGACCTTTTCGACTTAGTGCAAGAAAGTGGTGGCAGCCTTCTGACAGAGGACAGCTTTTACATAGCTCTACAAGAATTTGACTCCACCGTATGGACTGAGACTACTACAACGGGCTCTGGCTAGAAATATGCCTAAAGAATTATTTGACATAAATGGGCAACAGTCCGGTTTCAGTTTTAATAAAGACTTGTCTCCGTACGATATGGCCCCAAACTTTTTTGATAACGTCCAGAACGCTAGGTTTACAGATAAGACTGCCTCCACAATTACGGGACACTCTTCAGTACTAGGAACACCCACTGTAGCTCCCTACTGGATAACAAATTTTTTACAAGGCGCAAACTCGTTATGGATATACGGTGGATTAACCGCTCTGTATAAAATTACCGGGGTAACTCACGCAGACGTTACTCGTGCAAGCGGAGCATACACTACAATAGCCAGCACAACAAACAACTGGCAGGGCGATGTACTAGGAGGTGTACTGGTTGTAAATAACGGGATAGACATTCCCCAGAGCTTAACACAGGCTGGATCGGTATTTACCGACCTTCCAAATTGGCCTTCTACGCTGCGCTGCAAAACTATTGTACCTTTTAAAAATCACTTGGTAGCTTTAAACTTGACCGATGATGGTACAGCAGAGCCTTATACTATAAGATGGAGCGACGCTATACCAGCAGGAGCAGCTACTAACGGTTCTAACACCTGGGTAACCAGCAGCACAGCCTCAGAGGCAGCGGAAACTACCATAGGTGGTACTAAGGGACACTTGCTCAACGCTCTCCAGCTAGGTAACGAGCTTATTGTCTATAAAGAAGACAGTATCTACTCCCTGGTCTACGTAGGCGGTACGTTCATTTTTAACGTACGAGAAAAGTTTAAGGACGTAGGACTGTTTACCAGAGACGCAGTTGTCGATCTAGGAGACGGGCGACACGTCCTGATGTCTACCAACGATGTAATTGTACATAACGGTAACTCTCTTACAAGCATCATCGACGACAAGATGAAGACACTCTTGTTTTCGGAGATTGATACCACCAACTTTAGCAAAACATTTCTAGTGCATAACAAGATCGAAAACGAGGTTTGGCTATGCTACCCCAAAACAAACGCAACCAACGGTTTTCCAGACAAGGCACTGATATGGAACTACCGGGACGATACCTGGACTACACGGGAACTCCCAAATGCCAACTATATCGGACGGGGCTTAGTAAACCCAGCCTTGACCAATACTTGGACTGCTGCAACAACGACGTGGAAAACAAACACTTTAGCATGGGCACAGCAGGAATACAACCCCTCTATTGATTCACTACTGATTTGCGGAACCAACGGTACTAAGATATACCTGGCTGACTCAGGAACTACCTTTGACGGTACGAGCTTCACCACCACGCTGGAACGCACCGGGTTACACGCTGGCCGTACAGACGCTGTAAAGAAAGTTAGCCGAATATACCCTCGTATAAGAGGTACAGGCTCCGTAGATATAAGCGTAGGGACAGAGCTTAGCCCGTTCGAGGGAGTTTCCTACGCCGACCCAGTGACGTACACCATAGGAACAGATAACAAAGTAGATTGCAAGGTTCGGGGTAGATATATAGCAGTACGTTTTGAAAGTGACGCCGACACTACTTTTTCTGTATCCGGTTTTACCCTAGAATCTGAAGTGGTATCCACCAGATGAGTAGAGACTACCTAAAGTTTAACCCAGCAGCCTCTCCTACCACCGTAGAAGAATTGCCTACGTTTATCGACAACTCTCTGCTGGAAATTAAAGCGTCGCTAGACATAGCCAGAGCTGGCCATTTAGAAGTAGTCTACGCTGAACCAGATAAGCCTTACCAGGGAGATATAAGGTATGCTGATGGAACAACCTGGAACCCAGAGTCGGGAGGAGAAGGGATATACTTTTACAACGCCGCTGGAACATGGACTAAGCTATAACAAGGTAAATCCAAAGCGGCAGGACTTTAGGAAGATTGTCTCTGACTGCTGGAAGTATATCGAAGCAGGTATTGACCGGGGCGGTAGCAAGGAATTTATCAACACCGAATACTTGGTTAAAAAGGTATTGGATAAAGAATCTGATTTATGGGTATCTGAAGACAGGGGTGGTAGTATACGAGGTTGCTTCGTTATAGGAGCAGCGCCTTACCCAGAAGAAACAGGTATACTGGCAGAGAGCATAGGCGGAGAGTTTGATTTTGAAGTTGTTACACCGATAGTTGAAAAACATTACAAAGAACTAGGCTATAAATTCTTTGAAATGACAGGTAGAAAAGGCTGGGAAAAAGTTATGAAACCTTTAGGTTATAACTTTATGAACATTACGATGTATAAGAGGCTATAAAATGAGTAGTTTATTCAGGCCAAAAACAACAGTGGTAAACGTGCCAAGCCAGACGCAGGCGGCAGGGGCTAGCGAGATTAAACCCTATGCTCCGGTCGAGCCTTTTATCAAGGAAAATCTACCTGGCCTGGTGGATATATTCAAACAAGACCCTGCACTATTTACAGGTAGCCTAGTTCCTACCGACGCTCCTCAAACACTAGATGCTAGAGCTAGGTACGCCAATTTGATTCAAGATACAATTCCCGGTTTTACCCAGGATTTTACCAATATTTACCAAAACCGTCTGGGCTCTGCTCTGGCAGACCCTTTTGAAGACCCCATTTTCCAGGCTGAGAGAGGTGTCATAGCCGACGAAGCACGAACCCTGACCGAGCGAGATCAACTGCTAGCTCAGCAACAGGCTATAGAGGCAGGACAATTCGGTCTGGGTAGCACCGCTCTGAGAGAGCTACAAACCTTGCAGCAGAGACAGCGCGAGGAATCTACCCGAACTGCGCTAGCAACCGCTCTGAAAGACGCTGAAGCTCGCAGACTGGCAGCGCTAGGCGATGTGCCTACGCTAGGTCAGACAGCTTTACAAGCAGCAACCACTCCAGCAACCTTGCAAGAAGCTTTGGGCAGAGATGTAGAAGCTCGCGAGCAAGCAAGGCTGGCAGACGAGGCCAGGCTAATCCAGCAAGGTCAGGAAGCTCAAAGAGCACAGGCAGTTACCCTGTCTAACTTGCTAGGCGGGCTGGCGGGCTTGGGTAGTCAGACCCAGTTCCAGCAGGCTACGTCAGGTACGCAGGGTCAAGCTTTCCCTGGCGCGAGCCCGTTCGAGCAAGTTTCAGGACTTATCGGAACCGTGGGCGGCTTAATCCCTAGAAGGATCCCTGGAGGGTAGTAGCATCATGCCATTCAAGTTTCTCACCGACTGGTTCACATCTACACCTACTCCTACTTCCGCCCCTCCCGGCTGGGGTCCAGGTCACTACGGCTATTCCCAAGGACCGTCTAGCCAAAGAATGTTTGGGGGTAGCTCTATACACGGGAGCGGGAGTCGGGGAATGGCGCCAGGAGGAGACAGAACTCTGGGAAGCTTCCTCCCTCCTAGAAGGGACAGGTACATTTCTTACCAGCAACCCAGCATCTTGGACGCGATAAAAGACTACAGAAAACGCACGGACTTCGCTAACCTGGATGTAGACTACACTCCCCAGAAACCGGCGCTAGGTCCAAACTTGTCCTCCGGTGGAAGTCTAGGCGGTAGGCCACGAGGTTACCGCCAAGTACCTTACTACCAGCCCCCCATGCCCATGAGGATGGACGTGGCAGCGCTACTACAGCTAATACAGCAGGCGCAGAAATCTAGGGGCAATGCTATCAGACGCTTTAACATAAATCCTATCGTATAACAGGAAGAGTATAATGCCCCCAGGACAAAACCCCTTTACTTCACTAATGTACCCTCCTGTATTGGTGGAAGATTTACCACCTCCTCGTGGATATATCCCGCCTAGACCCTACAGCGGAACAGTGGGGGAAGAGTTTGCTCACCTAAGTACTCCCGAATGGGTTGAGTGGTTGTATGAGAATATGCCAGGTTTATTAAGTGGTCAGGGCGGTACTAACCCTAGAACTAATCGTGCTGCTGGCTCAGTCGCTCCTGATCCCTTTGCAGGCTCGTCTGCAAAAGATATTATAAACTTTCCTAACTTTAACCAAGCTACCCCAGCTACCCCAGTTGTACCTGTTCTCCCACCCGCAGCATCCGCTGCTATGGTACGTCAGCCTGCTCCCGGTGGTGTATCCGCTCTTAACGTAGAACCTCCAGGGGCTCCTATGCTTCCTACTGCTCCCACTGTATTACCTACAGTGAATGTAGCAGCCGATAGACTTCCGCACCGCACAGAATTTCCCGCCAGAACCCAAGATTTTTACTCCCAAATAGCTGGCCCTTATAACAATTTGGCTGTAGAGTCTCTCATAACGGGAGAAGACGCTGCCGCAGCAGATGCAGAGATACAGCAGAACACACTTATGGGCGGTCGTATCAATCTAGGAGACATTTGGGAAAAGGGTAAAGACATCTTTTTCAGCGACCCGATGCAAAACTTCTTCCAACTGTCTCGCGATGCCCTAGCGCAGCCAGCACGTTTCGGAGATTGGGGCGTGGAGCCGTTCGCCAGAGCGCAAGTGGCCAGAGAGGCGGCAACAGCAGCAGCGCAGCAAGATACAGCGCTAGAATATTTAAAGCAAGGTATAGACCCTACAACTGGTATGCCCTTTGACCCTGACCCAATAATAGGCGAGAGTTGGCAAGCTGATAAACTCGTGGAACTAGCAAACGCACAACTAGCCCTAGACGTTGTAAATAAGGCTGTAAAGATAACTACTGGTGTAAAATTAACTGGTGTTTGGGCAACTGGTTGGCGAGGTATTAAAGAAATAGGAGAAGCACTTGGAATAGATGTTGTAGGAAGGGATAAGAGGCAAGTGCTAGATAGTTTAAGAACTCAAATGCTGATTCTCTTACAGCAATCTGGTGTATTTGGTAGAGAAATAAGCAAGGTAGATGAAATGTTGGCAAGAACAGCATGGCCTAAAACCGGGACATTTGCCTCTATGAGAGAACTTCAAGCTGCCCTCTATTCTTTAACGCCTTTCTTAAAGACACATTTAGAAGCTCTTGAAAGAGTATCAAGAGGGGTCGGGCCGAGGTTTGAGCGTCTAGCAGGAAATCTAGGAGCCCAAGGGACAGCTACTTGGGATTTCCGTGAAGGGCCAGGCGGCG